ATGGGCCAATATTTTAGCCTGTTGGCGGGCGTCGCCTAAAGCATTGGTAAGTCGCCCGGCTTCTTTCTGTAATTTCTCGTAAGCCTCTGTACCTCTTAACCCCGCCTCTTCCATTTCGGCCAACTGCTCCGTAACTTCGCGCAATTGTGCCTTGAGGGTCTGGTGGTTTTGCTCGTTTTCCTCAACCTTTTTGCGGTTGCTTTCTAACGCCGCCTCTTCATTGCGCAATGCTTCCGCGGTTCTGTCAACTTCCGCTAATACGCTTTTACGCGCTGTTATTTCTTTCTGAACCGCCGAAATTCTGTTATTTAACGCGATATATTCCTTATCGTTACCGCTCATAAAGGCGTCCGCGGCCGCTGACTTCAACGTTTTAAGTTCGGCTTCAAGTTTCTTTATCTCGTTTAAATGGGTGTTTGTAATACGTCCCAGATCGTCCCACGCCTGTTCAATGGCTTTAGCCGCCGCGTTAAATGAAGCGTCTAAATTCTGTCCGCCCTGTTCGGCTGCTACTGCGAAATCTTTAATTTTTTCCTTGGTAGCGTCCAGACTTTTGTTTATTTGGCCGGTTTCCGCCAAAATCTCGAAACTTAAGCTTCCTATTTTTGTCATCTTGCTAATCTGTTTATTTCGTTTAAAATCTCATCGGCGTTTTCGCTCGTAAGCGTTATTTCCTCTTTGCTGTCGTTTCCTTTGTAGTCAACTTTCGGCAAATCAAGCATTATTCTTTGTATTGTCGCAAACGGCAGGCCGTGGTGTAAATAATCCCAAGTCCAACCGAAATGCGCGCAAATAGAACCCCTACGGCCGTAAGGACTGCGAAGTCCCTTTACTCTATACGACTCTGTTTCGGCGCCGCCGTCCTTGCCCCCGACATCAATCGCATAGAGCCTATAAAATCCCCCAAATTGCTCATATTGGTAACAAGCGTTGCCAACTGAAATAATTTGCTGGGTTGTACTGAATGTTTGAATATATTTTTAAGGCGTTCTAATTCCTTATCGTCGTTTCTCGTTTTAAACCTGTTGCCGACCATTTCGTTAATGTAGTAATCTTCGCCCAATACCGCAATGGCCACAATTTCGGCCGCTTTGTCCGTGTTTTCGGCCGCCGTTCTTTTCGCCTCAATCAAAGTATCGGTACCGCCCGCGCCTAACAAATCTTCGTTAAGGCCTATACCCATCCAAACGGCGCTTAAATGGTCGAGGACGGCTAACGTCGGTTCCTGAATATTGAAAGTTTCCGTAACTTCCCTTGTAAGCTTCTTTTTGAATAATCCGGAACGTTCCCTTACCTTGTAAGTAACGGTAAAGTCCACGCCCCGCTTAATCATTAAATTAAGCTCGTTTTGTTCTATTTGTTGGTTTTCCTTTGCTGAATCCATAATATAAAGTTTAAAGGCCCCTTGTTACGGGGCCTTCGGTTTTTAAAGCTTTGTAAGCTTGATTTTCTTTTCGCCCGACTTGGTAGGTGCCATAACGGTTCCCTTAACCTCGATAAGCATAATTCCTTTCTTGCTGAATTCTGCGTTAATCTTGGTTTGAAGCTTCATACGTGGAACTTCAATTTTGAAACCTTGTTTTGGCGTAATCTCTACCGATTTTTCGCACTCGTAAACGGTATCTGGGGCCGTCCAAGTGTTGTTTGTGGTGTCGGCTGTACCGCCCATCAAGTCTGCCAAAACGCTAACGTCCGGGTTCATGATTGAAAATTCAAAGCCTGTTTTACCGGCACGGGAAATAGCGGCGACCGGGTCGTCAACCTCTTCCGCGTAAAACTCTGTTACGGTCGGATCTTCCTGTGTCATTTTGGCGGTATCCTCGTAAGTGTAACCCAAGGCGGCCAAAGTCTGGCCCATTCCGCCGTCCTGTGCAATAGCGCCGGTTTTAATTGAGCTTAAACCCAATGTAATAACTTTTACTGCTGTCATTGTTTTAGAATTTTAATAAATTATCCAACTTAACCTGATATTTTGGTAGTGTTCGTTAATGTTGTCCTCCTTAATAAGGCTTTCAACGGAAACCCACAAGGAAATGCCTGTATAGTTGGCGGCCTTAACAATATCCACAACCTTTTTCGTCAAACTTTCCAATTTGTCCGTTTGCGGTGTGTACTGTTGTACGCCGTCAATCTTAACTTGCTTATCCGGAATATGAATATTTATGTTGCTTGTAGCTTCCTGCGGGTGATCGTGGCTAACGCTTATTGTATTAACTACTATATCCTCCTTTTTGGAATTGTCCGGGCGCTTCTGTTTGTAAATACGTCCGTTTATAGCGCTCACAAGCTGTGAATTAGCCGAAAGCAATTTATATATTTTCGTGTTTAATTCTAAACCGGTCATATCCATACCCTATTATGAAGTTTTCCGCAATCGCATTTTAAAACACTGCCTTCTGCAATAATAACCCCCGTTATTTTCTGGTTACGTACAAAATCGGCGTCGTTAAGGTTTGCGGGTGTCTGTAAAGTGGTCTTTGTAACCACCACCCGTGTACCCTCGTTTATTTTCGCCGTGCCTTTCGGTATCTGAATAAGTGAACCGAAAACCAAACTTTGCCCGTCAACGGTTTGAATTACGGAGCCTTTGCCGTTGGTTTCCTCCCTGCAAACCGTTACCAAGGCCCACGTGCCGTCGGTGTCGCTCCAATCGCCGTTGGCGTCTTGGGTTGCCGCCGTATCTGTTAGCGCGTAAAGAAATTGATAATATTGGCTTGTAGGTGTTACCATAAGTTACTTTTGTTTGTTACTTTCGGCTTTGTAGCGTCCTTAATTCCCAATTCCTTACAAGTCATACTATACCACAATTTAATTGCGTCGTAATTCCAAGTAATAGAATAGCCGCCTTCGGAAATGTTAGCAAGTGGCAGAATTGTAGCGAATTCCTTACAAAGTGCCAATTTTGCCGTTTTAACGTCAACTGGGGCCGCTTTGTTAGGTATAAGTTCCGCTTGGTTTGCTAATATCAAGTCCACTTCGTCGGCTCCTATCTGGAACTTCGCCACCGTCTTTGTTATATATTCTTCGTAAGTCATGTTAACAAGGGTTTATAGGGCGGTTTTTACGCCGCCCTGTTAGTTTAGTTACTCCACGATGTGTGTGTTGTATCCAACAAATAAGCTCTGGTTGAAGATAACCAAGCCGGGAAAGCGTTGGCGATGCCTTCTGTAACTTCCTCTATTGGCTCTTCGTTAGCGTACTTCTTAATACAAACGTGCTGACGCTGTACCTTCAAAGCGGCTGTACCCTGCAGGCTCATATCGGCCGGGCGTTTCCAATAGGTCTTACCCTGTTCGATGCCCTCTGTGAATGTTACAACGTCGTCAATGAACGGGTTACCGCTTACGCGTGAACCGTCCTTTTTCTCAATTGTAATATTCTGGTCGATAACAATGATCTGCAAGCCGTACAAATAAGAAAGCTTTGCCAAAGCTGCGTTAACAGCTTCGAGGCTTGGTGTCTGTGCTGCCTGCAAAATGTTAGCTGCAAAGCCGGCCGAAAGTTTGATAACTTCCTCTGTCTCTGTGAAGTCTGCGAAAGTCTTTGTATTCATGAAAGCGTATTTCAAGTAAATACCGTTTTCGCGGGCTGCCTTGACAATGGCTTTGAAGTCTTTAGAAATAGGCTTTGCGCTTGTGTTTGTCCAAGCTGCTGAACCTGTCTGATAACCCTTCTTGTGGGTGTCGTCGATGGTGTAATCCACGTTATACTCTGTAATAACGCTGTTGTTGTTTGCGTTGTCAAGGGTAATTTTGCCCTTTGACATGGCCTGTAATGCCATCCATTCCAAACGCGCGTTAACGCCGTTCCAACAAAACTCGGTATCCTCCGCCCAAGCTTCAACGATTGTGCGTAAGTCTGGGTTGTCGCTGGTCATGGCGATCATAATTTCGTACTCGTTCAGCTCGTCCTCGTCCTTTACCTTTTTAATGGCAATTTTCGGGATGTCGCCCTGAATACGTGCAATTGCTTCGCGTGTTTTTGGGTCAATAGTGGCGCCGCGTGCCACGAGGTCGCCGGCTATTCTAATACCGATCTGGCTCTCCAAGCCCTTCCATGAAAGGGTGTAGTTTTCCTTAAATGGGAAAAGGGTCGGGAAATAGAAATCCTTAACGTCGTAAGTCGAAATTACGGCCTGCATA